TTGCCATCGTTAGTATCAAACCAGATGTCACCTGTGTCTGAAGCATTAGCAGAAGGTTGGCTACTTTGGTAGAAAGTAACTATCTTACCGTCAGCTGTGGACTGTGCTGCTGCTGCATCTGCATCTGCTTGAGCTGCTGCTGCGTTTGCTGCGTCCGCTGCAGCCTGTGCTGTAGCCGCTGCTGAAGCAGCTGAAGCTGCTGCAGAATTTGCAGTGGCTGCGTTGTTAATTGCTTGTGCAATTCCATCGTCTTTAGCAACTTGCCAAGTAGACCCATTATAGCGATACACTTTGTTGCCATCGTTAGTATCAAACCATAAGTCACCTATGTCTGAAGCACTAGCAGAAGGCGCATTATCTTGGTAAAAAGTAACTATCTTACCGTCTGCCAAAGCAAGTGCGTTAGCAGCATCAGTCAAAGCATTACCAATATCAGCATCTTGAGCATCTTGCCAAGTAGACCCATTATAGCGATACACTTTGTTACCATCGTTGGTATCAAACCATAAGTCACCTAGACTTGAATCAGAAGCACTAGGAGGATTATCTTGATAAAAAGTAACTATCTTACCGTCCGCTGTAGACTGTGCTGATGCAGCATCAATAAGAGCAGTGCCAATATCTGAGTCTTGAGCTACTTGCCAAGAAGACCCATTATAGCGATACACTTTGTTGCCATCGTTAGTATCAAACCAGATGTCACCTGTGTCTGATTCTGAGGCACTAGGCGCATCGTCCTGGTAAAAAGTAATAATCTTTCCGTCAGCTGTAGACTGCGCTGCAAGTGTGTCTGCCGCTACTTGAGAAATAGTATTAGATAAAGATGTATCGGCCCCTGCCCTAGCAGTTGCTTCAATAGTTATACTGGCAGACACGCCATTAACAGTAGCTGTTAAATTACTTATGTCTTGGGCTAACGCTGAATCTTGACTAGCTCTTACAGTTTGCTCGTTTGATATAGATGCTTGAGCAGCTGTAATGTCAGTGTCATTTTGATTTACTGAAGCTGTTAACGTAGTAATGTCTTGGGCTAAAGCTGAATCTTGACTAGCTCTTACAGTTTGTTCGTTTGTTATGTCTGCCTGGGCAGCAGCTAAATCAATACCCTGTTGATTTACTGAAGCTGTTAACGTAGTAATGTCTTGGGCTAAAGCTGAATCTTGACTAGCTCTTACAGTTTGCTCGTTTGATATAGATGCTTGAGCAGCTGCTATGTCAGTTCCTTGTTGATTTACTGTAATATCTAATGTGTCAACTCTGGTTTTTGTTAATCCACCATCTTCTCTGGTTACTACTACTGCATTACTAGCCGTATCTAGTGTCTGTTCAATTCTTTGGAACTCATCAACAAAATAACGCTGCAATTCTTCTTCTGTTGCGTTAACGTCAGGATACTTGCGTCTTTTGTAGTTAAGAATTGGTCTAAAGGGCATATTGTTTTACCTTCTACCAGTTACCATTACTTGAATATCAAACCCAATAAATTCAAAATCTTTGTAGTCATCTATCTTTAACTTGTAAGCCAAATATCTACCTGAAGCTCTTGAGTCAATTTTGTAATCTGTTGCTGCATCAAAAGTTTTTGTTATTTGATAGGCAGGGGTATGACTCAAAATGCTGCTTGAACCGAAGTTGAACTCATAAGTTTTGTCAGGACTAGGAGTTGTTAACTGAGGAAACATAGCTGTGATTACTTTGTATCCAGACAATGTAGATATTTCATCAAGGTCAATAGAGTTTCGTTGGATAAAAGAATGTTTGTTAGCTTCCAGGTCACCTGGGAATGTTAGAGTCCCATTTTCTATATTATCAAGACCGTACATCTTGTCTGATGAAATACCATCGCTAGAAGCAGCTTTGCCACAGAATAAAACGTGTTTGTCAAAATTTGCTATCTGGGAAGCATATGTACCGCCTACAGTATCGTAATGTATGCCAGTTGCAGTATCGTAGGTTAAGGAAGAGTTTACGTTAGCTATAGTTCCTGAAGTTACATTAGGGAGGTCTACGAAGGACCAGGTATCGTTTCTGTAGTTATATACTGCAGCTCTATTACACTCAGAACTTGTCCTATATTCAGCCATGTCATCCAGGCTTCTATAGCAAAATAGTATTTCGTTTAGGTCAGGGTTGTGTTGGACAAAGCACTTATCTTTTTGACTGTTATCAAGACCGTTGTAAATATAGTTTCTAACACGTCCATCAACTATTGATTTTCTACTGTTACCATCGTGGACAAATATATCATTGTCACCAAATACGTAGTGTCTGTTCTCTATCTCTATTACACAGTTGTGGCTCATTACCCCTGCATCGGAAAAAAGCTTGCGTGTATTCATGATGAAAGTACCACCAACAAAGTCCATCAACCACACTTGGTCTCTGCTATAGATAATAAAGTTATTACCTAAAGGTAGGCCGTCAATAATGTCAGTTTTCATTTCTACCAGGTCAATAAAACCTGCTGACTTTGTAGTATCTGTTTCATCCCAAGTACTGGGAACACTGCCTGATTGCGTAAGGTCAGAAAACCGTATTCTGTTAGGGTATTCAGTCGTACCTTCTACTAAGTTCATGGCAATTAAAAAGTCACCATAAGCACGTAGGGTTGAACACTTCCACACTTCTCCCTGACTGCCCTCGAAGTTAGCTAAAGGAACAAAGGCTACCGTGCCCATAGGACTCGTGATGGGTGCATGGTCAGGGCGGTTTATGTATATCTGATGCGCTAAATGAGTAGACGTAACAGGGACATCTGATGTAGCCGTAGAAGTACCTGTGTGGACTGTTGTTATAGCGTTGTTAATATACTTTTTAACAGTAAAGTCATTAGATACTAAGAATACGTTGTTGTATCCACTATCCAGGTAAACACTTGTGATGTGAACTGGAGTAAAACCTAAGTTTTCAAATATCTTACGAAACACAGGTGCTCTTTTTACAGAACCTTCATCAAACCTGACATTCTTAGCTCTGTTCATTACGTTTAACGGAAGACTACTTGCGTCTTGGTCAGTGACTACGCCTACGTCACCTAAGTTACGTACTGGTAGTATCTGAGACATATAATAGGGCCTGTATTAAGAAAACCGTTTCCACATAGAGACAACCAGGTATGGCTGTAAGTTATTGTGGGCATTGCCGCCCCCAGTAAGCTCTGTTTCATCAGTCTTTGTTGAAGAACTACCTCCTGCTGAACTATTATCTCTAATCTCTCGGATAGTAGTCTGTGCATCAGAAAAAAGCTCAACGTGGGCCTGTTGGCGTGTAAGGATATCGTGCTTGTGAGCAGGGAGCTCACTTTCACCTAATGTGACTTCTTTTTCACCACCCTCTTCTAGTAAAGAGTCAAAATCAGTATCTGAAGGGTCCATACCTACAAGGACTCTACCTGGTGCTATAGCTTGCCAAACACCACCAAAGACTGTCTGTGGATTTGTACTATTTACACTCATGTAGATACTGCCTACAGGATAAGCATCAAGAGCTCTTATCTGTAGCAGAGTTCTAAGGTCATCCACAGTAATACCAGAAGACAAAGTAGGCGAAGTTCCATCACTAGCAATCGCAGGTTCTACGACACCTACTAAGGCTTTAATCTTTGCTGCATCAATACCAGTGTTAAAGGTTGCATTAGTACCGTCACTGTTAATCGCAGGGACAGCTCTGGGTGCATCGAGTTCTGCCTGGGTAGACGTGACTGGACCATTGATATTCGGGAATGTCTGCTTCAAGACAGACTTAATGTTACGTAGGTGGTCATCAGCCTGGGCCAGGGGGTCTGTTGTTCCTGGTAGGGATGAATCAAGGTCATCAATGTAGACTGGAGGTGGGGTTTCGATGCCCATAGGTATGTACCTTTAAGTGTATATTCTATTGTGTATTCTGTTGTTTTAACTGTTGTGGTTCTGAGGTGGGCTTGTGTTGACAAAGGCCTGACAACAACAACAACAACGAAGGCTTTAACGGTATTTTTGAATCCATTGCCATTTAGACCCATTGGGGACCATTTATCTGGGTAGGAGTCCCTGGAATCATAGGTCTATCTGCTGTAGACCGCATGAACACTGGGTTTCTTAGGTCAATCGATATAATATCGACTGCTTATTTATTCTATTGACTAGGACATTAGACATTTACATCTGAAAATTGTTAGGACTAGGGTATTTCTCTTTGTTGAAAAAAGGGATGTAAACCACCCAAGACCACCAGGGCAAACCTAAGCCAACCTAAGCCAACCTAAGCTCATCTATTGTCTTACCATTGTCTGTCTATTGCAGCTCAACCTGAGCTACTGTAGACGGCATAAGAGCTAATCTTCAGCAGCAACAACAGAACACTGTTGAGGGAGACATGAGTTCTGGGGTTGCTACTGAAGGTTAACTACTGAGGGACGGTAGATACTACTGTTATTATTCGGGTGTTTTCGGGTGTCACCGCAATCAATGTGACGGCTCGTGCCTGTAGGTATCTCTAAAGGGTGGACAAAACTGTTTTTACCTAGGAACTGCTAATGGATATCTTCTGTAACCTAGGTAGAACCTAGGGTGACTATATAGTCACAAAAAGGGTAGCTATTGTTTTACGATGGGAGTATTGTGAAATATGGTGTTGAGAGGGTACAGTAGGTAATCCTAGGAGACCTCGCTGTCTCCATCAGTGGATGCTACTGTCCTCTCTTCACCTTCCACTGACTTCTCTCGTCATCCTTGAATACTGAAGTAAGACTCCTACCTTATAGGAATGGGTATCATTTAGCAATAATGGGTGCATAACCTATATATCTATAAGTCATTCTACCCCTGGGTAGTGGGCCTTTAAAATACTGTCTCAACCCACATACTACCAGGAGTAAAACTATGAACTACATGGTCGGCTTCGTGCTGTTTATGCTAACCATTATTGCGATTGATAACTTGAGACTAACCTTTTCAGATACCACTCGGCCTTCTGGAGGTCTTCCAAGGACTTCCCCTTCCTCTCGTATCTCCACAGATACTTGAGGCAGTTACCCTTACAATAACCATTGAATGCTTCAGAGGTCATTGATTCTTCAATAGCCTCTATGCACTCTATCTTGCCACTGTAGTGGTCAGGGTGGTTGACCATGTCTGTTTCTGTATGGCTGCCACCCTGTTCTTCAGATACCATTGCTTCGTATCTCTTAGTGATTGCAGGGTGTTCTCTTTTTAGTCTATCCCATTCTGCAGGTGTTGCATCATCAATACTCATAGCAGTGGTCTCCTTAGTCTCTCTTGGGACATAAAGTCAGCCTTAGTCTCTAACCTGGGCCAGGCTTATTTCCTCTTTTCACCCTTTGTTGATTGAGTATGATAGTGGCCTTGTATGGCCTTATCAGTGAGT